ATGATTATTTACTACTATCCGGTGATCCCGCAATTATTGGAGTGACATGTTCAATAGTTTCTGATATGACTAATGGCAAATATAAGTTGTTAAAATGGGACAGACAGGAAAAAACATACTATCCACTCGAGATAAATATTTTTCAAAACTAGTATTGACAAAACAATATAACTATCCTATATACCTTTTACGAAAGGATATATTATGAATATAAATTTAAGACAAGACGCGCCTGATCAAACAGATAAAGTTGATGTTAATGAATTATCAGAAGCAATAGAACAATTTAAATCTGTTGGTGCACAAATACTTGCAACAGAAATAAAATTAAAAGAACTTAAAGATCAAGAAAAATACATTAACGAACATGTAATTCCAGACATAATGGAAAAACAAAATTTAAAAACTTTAAAACTAAAAGATGGTTCCGAACTATCAATAGGTAAAAAGTTTTATGCTTCCTTTAAATCAGATAAAAAAGAGGAAGGTATACAATGGCTTCGAGACAATGGTTTAGGTGATATTGTTGATAATAACATCACAGTAACATTTGGCCAAGGCGAAGATAACAAGGCTGTCGAATATGCTGGTCTTGCGAGGGAGCGTGGCTATGAACCAACTCAACAAGAGAAGGTTCACCACGCTCGACTCTCTGCAGTGATGCGTGAATGGAAAGAAAAAGGAAATGAAGTTCCCGTTGATCTGTTTAATACACTAGAGGGTAACCGAACTAGTGTAACTAATAAAAAATAAACTAATAAAATACTAAACTAATAAAGGAGTAAATAGTATGGATAAACAAGTCGTAAAAAATAGTGCAGGTGCACTAGCAACTCTAAATCTTAGAGCCGATTCTGGTAAAGGTGCAGAGGAAATAAAATCAGATGACGTATCAACACCGATTCTGAAAATCTTACACCAACTATCACCAGAGTGTAACTCAAGAAGCCCTAAACATGTAGAAGGTGCTGAACCAGGAATGTTATATTCTGCTAGTTTTGGTAAACCTATGGATGGTGAAAAAGGTATCGAAGTTATTGTAGCACATACACAAACTAGATATCCAGAGTGGCAAGAGATGGGTGATAGTCCATCAGCACCTGTTGGAACACATTTAACACCGCCTGCTAATGCAAAAGAAGAAATGCGTGGTATAAAATATAGATTACAGAATGGTAACTATGTTGAAAAAACTATGTACTTTTACATTATTGTAATGGTGGATGGTGCACCAAGAAAAGCGGTGATCACTATGAGATCATCTAATCTTACACCGGCAAGAAAACTAAATGATCTTATTTCTAATTTAAGAATAACAGATGATAAGGGTTCTTTTCAACCGGCAGCATATTCTGCAGTTTTTAAATTACAAACTGCTGAAAAAAATGCAGGAGATAAAACTTGGCATGTATATAAACCATCAATATCTAAGATGTTAAATATATCTGATGAAAAAGATGCAGCTATATATATGATGGCTCAAGAGTTTCAAAAACAAGTATCAGCAGGTTCAAGTAAACCTAAATATGAGAAAGTTGAAGAAGCAAAATCTGAAGAGATTATCTAGTTTCCCATTGGGAAAGTACACTTGGCTAGTGAGTACGAAGGCGGTGAAGGGAGACTGGATCCGCCTTTAAAAAAATTAAAAGGATGACAAATGAAAGAATACATAGAATATTTTAGTGGATTAACAAGAAGTTATGGTGTCTGCAAAATTGATGACGGTTATATAGATCCGGAAACAGGGAAGAAAAAATGGAAACATGAATGGACTAAAGAACCAGTCACTAATCAAGATTACCTAGATCATTTAAAAGCAATTAAATCAATTGGAATACAACCTTGTACTGATGAAGGCATGGCTAGATTTGGTGCAATTGATGTGGATAAATATCCAATAGATAAAAAATTTTATCTTGATGTCATCCAAGATAAAAACCTACCAATAATACCCATATTATCGAAGAGTGGTGGATTACATTTATATGTATTCACCACTCGGTTGGTTAAAGCAAAAGAGATAAGAAGTTTTCTAGAAGAGTTATTGGTTCCGTTTAAATTACCGCATGCAACAGAAATATTTCCAAAACAAACACAGTTAATATCTACTGATGGGACAGTATCTAATGGTAATTTTATTAATTTACCATACAACGGTGATGATAGAAAAGCATTAGATATAGATGGTAGTCAAATGCCATTTGAAAAATTTGTACAAACAGTTAGATTAAATTTAGTAGATCCAAAAGATTTTAAAAAAATAAAAGAAAATATAATTTATTCAGAACTAAAAGGTGGTGGAGAAGAATTTGAAGATGGACCACCATGTTTACAGAAACTAACTAAAGAACAAATGACTTTTACAGATGGTAGAGATAGATTCTTATATAACTATATGGTCTTTGCTAAAAAAAAATATCCTGGTGAAGATACTTGGAAAAAAATGATTGTAAAAGCAGGCAGAGATTATTTTAAATTTGATGAAAATTGGACAGACGATCACATAAAATCAAAAATAAAAAACTGGGAAAAACAAAAGAAAGGTTTTACATGTAGTGATCCATTACTAGAACCACATTGTATGAAAGCTTTGTGTATTAAAAGAAAATATGGTGTTTTATCTGGTGAAAAAGAAAATTATCCAATGTTAAGTAATTTACAGAAAATAAATATAAAACCTAATCCAGAGTGGAGAGTCACAGTAGAAAAAGAAGGTGGAGAGACAGTACAACTGCATTGTAAAAATACATATAAACTAACTCAAGTACATGAATTTAAAAATGTATTATTTGAACAAGCTTTAATAACAGCACCTACAATAAAACAAGATAAATTTGATGAGATTTTAAAAACACTAAGTAGTCCAGAAGATAAGGTAGAAATCATAGAACCTGCAGAAGGTACAAGTCCAATTGATATACTTAAAAAATTATTGGAGAAACATATATACGGGGCTCAAGCTACAAATTATATGTCATTTGAAAGTGGTAGACCTTTTGTTGAAGGTGAGTTTGCATGGTTTGTGTTTGATAAATTTTTTGACAAATTAAAAAATGAAGAATGGAAGTACGATGCACAGAAAACATCATACATGATTTCACATGAACTATTTAATGGTGAAGACAAAGATCTAAACAAAAGAGCTTTGTTCGGTAAACAAAAAAGATTTCCAGGCCAAGATGACGAGGGTAATTATTTTAAAGCAATAAGAACTACAAGAATACCTTTACATATTTTTGAAAAACCAGAGGAAGTTAAAGAAACTATCGAGACAGAAAGTCAAGACAACATAGTATGATTTATAAATATTATGGTCCTCCCGGTACAGGCAAGACATATAGATTAATTAGTAGAGCTAAAGCTTATGTAAGAAAATATAAAATACCTTTACATCGTATAGGTTATTTTGCTTTTACTAAGAAGGCTGCAGAAGAAGCAAAAAAAAGAATGCCGTTTGAAAATAAAAAATTAAGGTATTTTAAAACACTACATGCTTTAGCATTTGAATGTATTAAAGTTGATGATTTAAATATTAGTCAAGAAGATATTATGCAACCTTATCACTATGAAGAGTTTGGTAAAAAATTAAATCTTCAAGTAAAATTTTATGATAGGTACAATAAAGATGAGTCTTTTTATTTAGGTTTTGAAAATCCATACTTTCAAATAATAAGTAGAGCAATAAATAAATGTACAGGCATTAGGGAAGAATTTAATTTAGAAGAACACGATCCAAGAAATGTAAATTGGATACAATTAGATCATATATACAATAATTTATTAGAATATAAATCTAAAAAAAAATTATTAGATTTTAATAACATAATTCAAATTTTAATAGATCAACCTGAAAATATACCAGAGTTTGATGTTATATTTATTGATGAAGCTCAGGACCTTTCACCATTACAGTGGAAACTATTTGATATTCTAAAAACAAAAACTAAAGATATTTATTTAGCAGGTGATGATGATCAGGCTATATTTGCGTGGGCCGGTGCAGATGTGAAAAGATTTATTGCAGAACCTGCGAAAGAAAAAACATTAATCTATTCAAAAAGAATATCTAAATCAATTCAATTACAATCAACTGTACCTATTAATAATATTGTAGGTCCTAGAAAATTAAAAAAGTATTACCCTAGAAATTATCAAGGTAAATGTGAAGAGATATATAATTTAGATGAGATAGATTTAACTAAAGGTAAATGGTTAATTATAACTAGAACAGTATCTAAGCTTTTAAAAATACAAGATATGCTAATAGAAAAAGGTTTATATTTTGAAAGTAACAGAGGTAAAAGTATTAAAGTTACAATGTTTAATGCTATGAATAGTTATAATGAATGGCGTAAGGGTAAAGAGTTAACTGAAGAAGAATTAAAAAATATAAAAAATTTTACAGGAGAAGTAAAACTAAATAAAAACAAAACTTGGTTTGATGCATTTAAGTTACAAGAAGATATTGACAAAGAATATTTATTACGTCTTTTAGAAAACAAAGAAAATTTAAAAGAGTCTGCAAGAATATGGTTATCAACCATACACGCTATAAAAGGGGGAGAGCAAGATAATGTAATTATATGTTTAGATATGGGTAAAAAAATTATTGAATCTACAAAACAAAGTCAAGATAAAGCAGATGAAGAACATAGAGTTTGGTACGTAGGCACTACTAGAGCACGTAACAATTTATATAAAATAAAACTAGACAAACAAAGAAAGGGATATCAATTATGAGCAATAAAGATATGTTTGATAAAGCATTTCCACAAGATAAGCAGATAGGCGGGAGTCACTACAAAGACTTCCACATACAGCCGTATGAATTTATTTCTAAGAATGAACTTTCCTTTTTTCAAGGAAATGTTATAAAGTATGTGTGCCGCTATAAGAATAAAAATGGCATACAAGATTTAGAAAAGATAATTCATTATTGTGAATTAGAAATAAAGAAGATGAAAGACATGGTTAAAAAAAAATGAATTTATTTGCAGTGCATGATTTATTTTTTTATACATTAATGACTATTTACTTTTGGGGTAGATTAATATGATAGTAGCACAAACAGAATGGGTAGTACCTACAGAGTATCCTGATCTTAGATCAGCTAATGAAATTGCAATTGACTTAGAAACACGTGATCCAAATTTAAAAGAAACAGGTTCAGGTGCAATCTCCGGCGATGGTGAAGTAGTAGGCATAGCAGTAGCAGTAGATGGATACAAAGGATACTTTCCAATTGCTCATGGTGAAGGACCAAACATGGATCGTAAGAAAACTTTAGATTGGTTTAAAGATGTTTGCGAATCACCTGCTACAAAAATATTTCATAATGCTATGTACGATGTATGTTGGATACGTAATTTAGGTATAAAAATCAATGGTTTAATAATAGATACTATGATTGCAGCCAGTCTTATAGATGAAAATAGATTTTCATATACACTAAATACTTTATCCTGGAATCATTTAGGAGAAGGTAAGAGTGAAGCAAGATTAGTAGAAGCAGCTAAATCAAGAGGGTTAGATCCTAAAGCAGATATGTGGAGATTACCTGCAATGGAAGTTGGAGCATATGGTGAAAAAGATGCAGAGATAACTTTAAAACTTTGGCACAAATTAAAAAAGGTAATTGTTGAAGATAACCTACAAGATATATTTAATCTTGAAACTGATCTCTTTCCTTGTTTAGTTGATATGCGCCACCTAGGTGTTCGGGTAGATATCGAGAAAGCCAGTCAATTGAAAACAGCACTGGCAGCAAAAGAAGAAAACCTATTACAACAAATAAAAATAGAAACAGGAGTAGATACTCAAATATGGGCTGCAGCAAGTATTGCGAAAGTTTTTGAAAAACTGAAACTACCTTATACGCGAACTGAAAAGACTGACTCTCCCTCATTTACTAAAAATTTTATAACTAATCATGATAATTCTGTAGTAAACATGATAGCAGAAGCTAGAAAAATAAACAAGGTTAGAACAACATTTATTGATACAATTTTAAAACATGAACACAAAGGCAGAATTCATGCAGATATAAATCAAATACGATCTGATGATGGAGGTACAGTTACAGGACGATTTAGTTATTCTAATCCAAACCTACAGCAAATACCCGCCAGGGATCCGGAAACAGGGCCTTTAATAAGATCATTATTTATTCCAGAAAAAGGATGTAAGTGGGGTACATTTGACTACTCGCAACAGGAACCAAGGCTCGTTGCACACTATGCATTAAAATTTTCTTTGCCTTCTGTAAATGCAATTGCAGATTCATATGAAACAGATCCTTCAACGGACTTTCACAAAATTGTAGCTGAGATGGCACACATACCTAGATCACAAGCAAAAACAATTAACCTTGGATTATTCTATGGTATGGGTAAAGCAAAACTTCAAGCAGAGTTAGGTGTTGATAAAGATCATGCTGAAGAATTATTTTCACAGTACCATGCTAAAGCACCTTTCGTAAAACAATTAATGAACAAGGTTATGACTGCAGCACAAAGTAAAGGACAGATCAAAACATTATTAGGTAGACGTTGCAGGTTTCCTAAATACGAACCTGTACTTAGAGGAGCTGATTGGGGAACGTATGTACCACCAGAAGATCACGAACGTATGCTAGAGCTGCAAGAAATGGGTCCACATCTAAAAGATTTTGAAGGTAATATTATAAAAGATAAAGATGATAAACCAAAAAGAAATTATTGGCATCAAAATTCTACACGTAGAGCTTTTACATACAAAGCTTTGAATAAATTAATTCAAGGTAGTGCAGCAGATATGACTAAGAAAGCTATGGTTGATTTATATAAAGAAGGTTTGATAGGTCATATACAAATACATGATGAATTAGATTTTTCTATTGAATCAGAAAGTCAAGCAAAAAAAATAAAAGATATTATGGAAAATGCAGTTGACTTAGAAGTACCAAATAAAGTAGATTATGAATCTGGCCCTAATTGGGGAGAAATAAAATAATGTACTATGGCTTATTTAAATGCTAACATACCGCCGATTTATTGTAAAATAAGGAAGGAATATCTTTATGATCTTAAAGAACATCAAGGAGAGTTTAGTGACTGTGTTATCTTTGGTCTTAGCTCTATTTCAGGTCGCGCACTCTTATTTAATATCATGCTACCCAACGGTGCGTGCTTTTGGCGTTTGCCTATCTCAGCGTTTTTCCAAAAATCGTATGACAGAGCCGATGTGCCGGATATGCAGACGAACGAACTTCAATTGTGGAACAGTTTCAGCTATTATCCTAGCGTGCATTGCTTTGATTGGTTGGCTGGTATAGACGGGAAATACTTAGGTAAAGATAAAAAATTTTACAAAGGTCAATACTTATTTACGGTTGACTGGGCGCATCCAGAGACTAATATACTAAATACGGAACATTCTGAAATTCCGCAAGAACACAAGTGTGCACATATATTAGCACTTGAAAACGGCAATTATGCTGCACAGCCAAACAACAGAATCATTTGGCATGTTAATAGTTACACAACAGATAACGATTGGCCAGACTATAAGGTACAAAATACTTACTGGGATGCTGAAGGTGGAAACTGGGTAACGGAAGATTCTGATAAAATGTTTTACGATATTGAGGAGAAAAAATGAGTTTAAATATATGTAAAGATTGTAAATTTGAAAAGAAAAAATGTCAGTGTGTTGTCGCTGTTGAACCACCTAAAGTTGAAATGAGTTGGTGGAGAAAAATAATTTATTTTTTAATTGGTTAAATATATGGAGTATTGTAGGATGGATTATAGATTCACAGCTTTATTAATTATATTATTTGTATTATTAGCTTTCATAGGGGGACCAACACAATGAAAAAATGTAAACAATGTGAAAAAGAATTTGAACCAAGAGATGAACTAGATTTATTTTGTGGCCAAGATTGTAAGGAACAAGCATTAGCAGAATTAGATTCTGATTCTGATGAGTGTTTATCATGTCAGTAAAAATTTCTGAAAATACAAGTATCGGTCTTCCGTTACGTAATTTAATTTCCTTGTTAGCAGCCGTAGCTGTAGGCGCCTGGTTTGCATTCGGTGTGATTGAAAGACTCAACCGGTTAGAAACAAAGAATCAATTATTTGAAAAAGATTTATTAGAAGCATCAGTTCAAAAGCCCATAGACCAAGAGCAATTCATGATCCTGGAATGGCAGGCGACCCAAATAGAGAAGATGCAGAAACAATTAGAAGACAATGTTCACACAGGTGTAATGTTAAAAGCACATGAAAAAGAAATTGAAAAATTAAAAAAAGACATAGAAAAATTAAAAGATTCAACAAGAGATATTAAATTTAGTAATGGTAATGGAACACATTAATGACTAAAATAGTTATAGCACTTTGTTTATTTCTAAATGGTCAATTAGTAGAACACCGTATTCAAGAGTCAATGGGCACATGCCTTAAACTGAAGAGAGAAGCGACACGTAACATGGATATGGGAAATAAGCAATTAATGTGTGGAGAGGTAGAAGCTTATATTTCTATAAATATTGACGGAAGCGAAACAATTGATAAGATAGTTATAGAATCAAAATAAAATGAATTTATCTCGTAATTTTACTCTTCAAGAGCTAACTAAATCGGATACAGCAATCCGGTTAAATATCGATAACAACCCTAATTCAGATCAAGTAGAAAAATTAAAAATGTTATGTGAAAATGTACTGCAGCCGGTACGGGACCAATTTGGTAGAGTAAAGATTACTTCAGGCTTCAGGTCTCCGGAATTATGTAGAGCAATCGGTAGCTCAGAAAATTCACAACATGCCCAAGCCTGCGCAGCAGACTTCGAATGTATTGGAACCGACAATGCTGAACTAGCAGATTGGATACATAAGAACTTAGAGACAGATCAATTGATACTTGAGTTCTATACGCCGGGAGAACCCAATTCTGGATGGATACATGCAAGTTATGTACCTTATCAACCGAGAAGACAATTTTTACATGCATATAGAGAAGATAAAAGAGTTAAGTATAAACCTGTTATTGGTAAAGCGGTTGATTTGGTATGATGACATTAGAAGAAAAGAAAAAACAACAGGCAAAATTTGCGAGAGATTGGTATTTAAAAAATAAACAAAGAACTTTATCAAACATAAAAAAATGGCAAGAAGAAAATAAAGAAAAAGTAAGAGAATACAAAAAGAAATGGAAAAAAAATAATAAAGAATATTTGTTAAAAAAACAAAAAGAGAGATTAAAAACAGACCCACAATTTAAATTAACAAGAAGGCTTCGAAAAAGAATTTGGGATGTGTTAAATAAAGAATATAAATCTAAACAAACTTTAGAGTTATTAGGATGTACTATTGAAGAATTTAAAAAATATTTAAAATCTAAATTTACTAAAGGGATGAGTTGGGATAAAATGCATTTAATTCATATAGACCATATTAAACCATGTATTTCATTCGATTTGACTAATCCTGAAGAACAGGCTAAATGTTTCCATTATACAAACTTACAGCCTTTATGGGCTATTGATAATTTAAAGAAAGGTGCAAAGTATGAACAATAAATTCAAAACATTTAATAAAATAGATACCGTGCATGGTATCTGTGAAGAGTGTGAAGAAGATTCAATTTTAGTTGCAATCGTCTCAGATTTTTATAGATGTACTAATTGTGGACATGATACGAAACAACATATCAATGGTTCAATTAGATATTTAAAATTAGATAAGTCTGATAAAAAATGGATCAAAGAAAATTATATTAAATAATGGCTAAGAAATTTAAAGATT